GGCTACACTCGTCCGCTGTGATGCGGACGGAGAGAAGACTTACACGGTGTACGCCGATTGCTTGCCCATATGCACGACTTCCGACACGAACAAGAATACTCCTGCGGCTCCCGCAGTACAATATACTTTTGTCGGAAACCAGCGCACTCAGGCTGGCGATTGTGGTTCTCCTCTTATCAATAAGGATTTCCCTCATGTTATCCTAGGATTTCATGTCGGAGGCGGCTTGACAACCGGTGTTGCTCACGTTGCTAATTTGGAAGGATTCAACTCAAGCAAGCAGGCTATGTATGGCAGGGTTTCGCATCAGAGTTTTGAGCCCCTTCCTATCGCAGATGACATGCCCGGAGAGGACATTCATGGAATAGGCATTTTGCCACCGGAAAGTGATCCTGGTGAACGCAATCCAATGCGATTTATTCCCCTTGAGGCTGAATCCCCGCATACGTACCTTGCTGGTACGGTTGACCCACCCCGGGCTCCCAAATCTGAAGTGCGCACAACTCTGGTTTCGGAAGCGCTCGAAGATCAAGGGCTACCGTGCAAGTTTGAAAAACCGAAAATCAATGCGAACCGAAATGGCGCTGCGTACATCCATTATGCGCTTTCTCCAATGTCACCTATCAGCCCCTCTTTGGTTAGACGAGTCGTGAACGAATATGTGGGACATGCTGTTTCGGAAATGGGCAACTACCGCCCCGGTCCGTTGTACCGGTCCATAGAGGAAGCCCTTAACGGTATTCCGGGAGATCGCTTCTCGAAGCCAATGAGGCTGAACACAGCGGCAGGTGTATATATGCCTGGTAAGAAGTCCAAATACGTGACTATTACGGAATTTCCAGATTCGACTCGTGTCATAGAACCGACCGCCCTCCTCCGTAAAAGAGTTGAGGACATGGAACATCGGTACATCCGAGGTTTACAGTGTTCGCCCCTTACGCGGGCGGCGTGCAAAGACGAGCCTGTGATGAAGGAAGAATACGCCGGAAAGAAAAAGATCGTTCGCCAATTCATGGTTTGTCCTTTCGAATTTCTTATTGTCGGGCGCATGTTACTGGCAGAATTGGTGAGAACCATGATCCTGCATCCTTTCATATTTGGTATGGTGCAAGGTTGTAATGTCTACACTTCCGATTGGACGGAGCTGCAGGAGTATTTCTTAGGTGACTTCACCCAGATTCTCGAGGGCGACTATAGTAAGTATGATGTAAGGATGAATGGTCAGATGATACGAGCAGCTGGAGCTGTTTTTGCTCGCTTAGCGGATCATTTCGACGCGAAAGCATGGCATGTTCGTGCTATTCGTACCTACTTCGAAGACCTAACTGCCAAGCACATTAGTATAGCTGGTGTCTTGCTTGCCATTAGCGGCTGGAACGTTTCTGGTCATGGCGTGACAATCGAAGCCAACGGAATTGTGAATAAGCTTCTGTACATGTGCGCATATTACTACACTGTTGAGTCGCAGCAGATGGTACACCCGCCAAAGTATGATTCTGTCGTTAAGATCATGTTTATGGGCGATGATTCGGTAGGACGATCTAGCGTTCCCTGGTTCAACATGCGTTCCATGCAAGTTTTCTGCGAGGATCACAATTTGCCG